CCTGGAGCGTCTGGTAATTCTGGTAATTTTGGTACTGGTGGAGCAGGCGGTGCTGGTGGTAATGCTGGTAACCCTGGAGCATCAGGCAACGCCGGAACATTTGGTACTGGTGGGGCAGGCGGTGGCGGTGGTTCTGCCGGTAATCCAGGAGCATCAGGCAACTCTGGTAATTTTGGTACTGGTGGCGGTGGCGGTGGCGGTGGTTCTGCCGGCAATCCAGGAGCATCAGGCAACGCCGGAACATTTGGTACTGGTGGGGCAGGTGGTGGCGGTGGCAGTGCTGGTAACCCTGGAGAGTCTGGTAACTCAGGTTCTAATGGAAACGGTGGAGCAGGTGGCGCTGGTGGTTCTGCTGGTAACCCTGGAGAGTCTGGTAACTCAGGTTCTAATGGAAACGGTGGAGCAGGTGGCGCTGGTGGTTCTGCTGGTAACCCTGGAGCATCAGGAAATCCAGGTTCTAATGGAAACGGCAGTGCCTTCGGAGGTTTTGGCGGCGTCTCTGGCAATCCTGGCAATCCTGGCAATCCTGGTAACAATGGTGATGGTGGCGCTGGTGGCGCTGGTGGTAATGGAGGAGCTGGTGGAGCTGGTGGAGCTGGCGGTGGCACATCACCGTTTTTCCTCTATTTGGGTCAATTTCCAGCTTATTTTACCGGAACATTTACTGGTGTAGGTGGGAACCCAGGATCAGGCAACGGTGGTCCTGGTGGCAGTAGTGGAACAACAACAGCCACAGCAAATCAAACCACAGATGTATACGCCTCCGGTTTCGTAGGCGTGGGTGGCAGTGGTGGCAGCGGCGGTTCTGGAGGCAATCCTGGTAGCGGTGGTTCACCAGGTAGCGGTGGTTCTGCTGGTAATCCTGGCAATGCAGGATCTGGTGCTAGTTCAGGAAATGTGCAAAGTCCTACTAGCTCAGGAGCAGCAGGCAACCCTGGGGCTGGTGGTTCTGGTGCAACAAGTGGTAGTCCAGGAAGCCCTGGCAATTCTGGTGCATCAGGCAACCCTGGGGCTGGTGGTTCTGGTGCAACAAGTGGTAGTCCAGGAAGTCCTGGTAATCCAGGCGCATCAGGCAACCCTGGGGCTGGTGGTTCTGGTGCCAATTCTGGTAATCCAGGAAGTCCTGGTAATCCAGGCGCATCAGGCAACCCTGGGGCTGATGGTTCTGGTGCAACAAGTGGTAATTCAGGGAGTCCTGGCAATTCGGGTGCAGTTGGTAATACAGGTGCTTCAGGTACAGGTGCAAATCCTGGTGCCGCTGGAAGTCCTGGTAATCCAGGAGCAGCTGGTAATACAGGTGCTTCGGGTACGGGTGCCAACTCTGGTTCGTCAGGAAGTCCTGGTAATCCAGGAGAAGCTGGTAATACAGGTGCTTCGGGTACGGGTGCCAACTCTGGTTCGTCAGGAAGTCCTGGCAATTCTGGTGTAGCTGGTAATACAGGTGCTTCAGGTACAGGTGCAAATCCTGGTGCCGCTGGAAGTCCTGGTAATTCAGGCGCATCAGGCAACACAGGTGCTTCAGGTACAGGTGCAAATCCTGGTGCCGCTGGAAGTCCTGGTAATCCAGGCGCATCAGGTAGTGCCGGAGCAGCTGGTAATATAGGTTCTGTATCGAATGTTTTTTCTATTAATTTTGCTGGCGGCGCTGCAGGTACTGCAGGTACTGCAGGAGTAACGGGCAACGCTGGCAACGCTGGTGAACCAGGAAACCCAGGTACTAATGGTTCTGGTGGTGCAGGTGGTTCTGCTGGTAATCCTGGCAATTCTGGTGCATCAGGAAACCCAGGTTCTAATGGTTCTGGTGGTGCAGGTGGTTCTGCTGGTAACCCAGGTGCATCAGGTAATGCAGGAAACCCAGGTACTAATGGTTCTGGTGGCGCTGGTGGTTCTGCTGGTAATCCTGGCGCTCAAGGCAATTCAGGAAATCCTGGTAATAATGGGGCAGGCGGCGCTGGTGGTTCTGCTGGTAATCCTGGCAATTCTGGTGCATCAGGAAATCCTGGTAATAATGGGGCAGGCGGCGCTGGTGGTAATGCCGGTAATCCAGGCGCATCAGGTAATGCAGGAAATCCAGGTTCTAATGGTTCTGGTGGTGCAGGTGGTTCTGCTGGTAATGCCGGTAATCCAGGTGCATCAGGAAATCCTGGTAATAATGGTTCTGGTGGTGCAGGTGGTTCTGCTGGTAACCCAGGTGCATCAGGTAATTCAGGAAACCCAGGTAGTAATGGTTCTGGGGGAGGCGGCGGCGGCGCTGGTAATGCCGGTAATCCAGGTGCATCAGGAAATCCTGGTAATAATGGTTCTGGTGGTGCAGGTGGTTCTGCTGGCAATCCTGGCAATGCAGGCAATCCTGGTAATCCAGGGTTCAATGGTTCTGGTGGTGCTGGTGGTTCTGCTGGTAATCCTGGCAATGCAGGTGGAACCGGTAATGCCGGAGGCACCGGTGAAACAGGTGGCGGTGGTGGCGGTGGCGGTGGCTCTGCTAGTGATGCTTTTGGTGATATAACAATAAACTTTCAAGGCCAAGGTAATCCCGGCTCACCCGGTGGTGGTTCAGGTGGTGGAGCAGGTGGCAGTGCAGGTTCCGGTTCTCCAGGGAATACTGGTGCTACAGGTGCCAGTGGTAATCCAGGTGCCAGTGGTAATCCAGGATCTGGTGCTAGTCCAGGAGGTGCTGGTAATTCAGGAGGTGCTGGTAATAATGGTAATGTTGGATCTGATGGTTTTGGTGCAACAGGTGGTAGTCCAGGAGGCGCCGGAGCAAATGGTAATCCAGGTGCCAGTGGTAATCCAGGATCTGGTGCTAGTCCAGGAGGTGCTGGTAATCCAGGATTTGCTGGTAATCCCGGTAATCCTGGAGCTGATGGTTCTGGTGCAACAAGTGGTAGTCCAGGAGGCGCCGGAGCAAATGGTAATCCCGGTGCATCTGGTAACAACGGTACCGGAACACCTGCAGGTAGTCCAGGATCTGCCGGAGCAAATGGTAATCCTGGCACTACAGGAGCAAATGGAACAGGTACACCAGCAGGTAGTCCAGGATCTGCCGGAGCAAATGGTAATCCCGGTGCATCTGGCAATGACGGTACCGGAACACCAGCAGGTAGTCCAGGGGGAGCAGGATCAAATGGTAATCCTGGCACAACAGGAGCAAATGGAACAGGTACACCAGCAGGTAGTCCAGGATCTGCCGGGGCAAATGGTAATCCTGGCACTACAGGTGCAAATGGAACAGGTACACCTGCAGGCAGTCCAGGAGGAGCAGGATCAAATGGTAATCCCGGTGCATCTGGCAATGACGGTACCGGAACACCAGCAGGTAGTCCAGGGGGAGCAGGATCAAATGGTAATCCTGGCACAACAGGTAATAATGGAACAGGGGCGGCTGCTGGCAACTCAGGTAATTCTGGATCAGCGGCTAACACACAAAACGCGCAAGCATCAATTACAATGAGAACTACATTTCCAGTAACTGTAGCAAGTACAGGTGAAATTGTAGTAGATTGGGATAGACAATGACACATTATATTTTTCCACCAGCTCCTTCCAAGGGGTATGGTGATCATTCCTTCACAACATGGCGGGATGGTTTTTCTGATAGTGAAATAAAACAAATAATAGAAATGGGTGAATCAGGTATAAAAAATCCAGCTACAATAGGTAAAGGTCAAATAGATGATAACTATCGTAGTACCGATGTATCTTGGATTCATTACGACCAAAGTTCAGACTGGTTATATAATAGATTGAGATATATTATACAAAACCTCAATGGTCAGTATTATGGTTTTGATATACATGGGTTATGTGAAAGTTTGCAGTTTTCTGTATATAATAGTGATAAAGATGGACACTATGATTGGCATCAGGACGCGGGCAGTAATACAGAAACTCCCAGAAAATTATCAATAGTTATACAGTTAAGTGACCCTGATAAATATGAGGGAGGTAATTTGGAAATATTATCCAGCCGTGAACCTGTTGTTGTTGAAAAACAAAAAGGTTTGGCAGTTTTATTTCCAAGTTACGTACTACATAGAGTAACACCAGTTACTAGTGGAGTGAGAAAAACTTTAGTTGCATGGATAACGGGGCCTAAATTTAGATGAATATAACAACACAGTATGATAATTTTATTGGAACATATGATGGTGCATTTTCAATTGATTTTTGTGATAAGGTAATTGACCATTTTAAATGGTGTCAAGCAAATAATAGAACCTACAGTAGATCAACTGCCGAAACATTAAAAAAAGATGAATCGTGTAATATAAATCCTACGTCAAATGAAATTAATTTTTCTTATCCGCACATTCAACATTTGCTGCAGGAATTTAACACGGCTTTTTGGGATGTGTGTTATAAAGATTACACTAACAATTTTAGTGAATTGCGTAACTACCAAGAGCAAACAATTTACACGTACAAGGTCCAAAAAACAATGCCGTCTGGTGGATACCACGTGTGGCATAGTGAAGATGGTACAAAAAATTTTTCAGATAGAATAGGTGTTTATATATTGTATTTGAATGATGTGGCAGAGGGTGGCGAAACAGAGTTTCTTTATCAATCAAAGCGTATTTCTGCAAAGAAAGGCCGTTTAATTATATTCCCTCCCAATTATCCGTGGACTCATAGGGGCAATCCTCCTTTGTCGGGCGAAAAGTACATTATGACAGGATGGGTTGAATTTAGATAATAATTTTTAATAAATAACTTACAACTATTTCGAAAGGAGCTTGTTGTGCATATAAACATAACTGATAACAATGACACAGTACACCCAGTGGTGTGTGAACCGGAACTGAGTATCAATGGACGAATGATTACTTCCATGGAAGAGGCAATAGAAGAAATTGACAGGGTTATTTCTGTAAAAAATAACGAGCCATCAGCGTGGCACTTTTGTCCTTTATTTTTTAGAACTAGTACATCCATGGTTGCATTTGATGCTCGCAACGTAAAGAGCTATGAAATTATACCCGATATTCAGGAATAACGTAATCTAATTATCGGAGTGTAAAAAAATATTATTCAGGATACAGCATTAGTGACATACTACTGGCGGACTCAACCTTAAACAAGTTATATTTTAACTGTAAACCAAACCCCCGTTTCAGGGGGTTTTTATTATATAATTATTGACAATATATTTTTTTTAATATTGTTTCACTTTTTTAATATTATAAATAAAGAAAAGAAGTAATCTACTTAGAAGCATTAAATATGGCTACAGTAAATAACATTTATTTAGATCAAGGAACTACTTTTGAATTTACATTTGATTTAGCAAATGTGGATGGTACAAAAAAAGATCTAACTAATTATACAATTTTTGCACAAATTAGAAGAAGTTATTATTCTTCCACTAAAGTAGATTTTACAACTGCTAAAGACAGTTTAGAAGGTGAAATTACTATCAGTTTAACAGCAACGCAAACTGCTGCTTTAAAATCTGGTCGTTATGTATATGATGTAGAAATACAAAGTAATCAAGAAACTCTAAGGGTATTAGAAGGTATTCTAACAGTAAATCCTGAGGTAACCCGATAATGGCAGTAAACGTAATTTTGCCAACTACATCAACTGGAACTAAAGTTGCATTAACATCTACACCAAATTCTTCTAGATCAGTTAATATAGTTACCTCTAACAGTAAACAAGTAACTTCTACTGCAATAGGTCAACTTCAGGGTGTAGATGTAAGTGATGTGGCAGATGGTTATACATTATTATATAATGAAGCTAGTGGAAACTGGGAAGCATCTCCATTTGCAGCTAGTTTAGGAAACTTAGATGGCGGAACTTTTTAATAATAATAACAAAAGGTAATTTTAAATGGCAACAATAATTCAGATTAAACGCTCAGAAGGGTCTACTGCACCGACAACCACGCAACTGGTTGAAGCGGAAATGGCTTACACTCAAGACAAATCAAATAATGGTGTTAGTGCGAAACTATTTATTGAATCACTTAATAATGATGGTTCAGCAGTAATCCATACAGTTGGCGGTAAGTATTATACTGACATTGTTGATGGCGCAACTGATGCCAATACTGCCTCTAAACTTGTAAAGCGTGATGCTTCAGGCAATTTTGCAGCAGGAACAATTACTGCGGCTTTAACAGGTAACGCTTCTACTGCCACAACATTAGCCACTGCTAGAAACATTGGTGGTGTTTCATTTAATGGTTCAGCAGACATTAACTTACCGGGTGTGAATTCAACTGGTAACCAGAATACAACGGGGTCAGCAGCCACTTTAACAACTGCTAGAAACATTGGTGGTGTTTCATTCGATGGTTCAGCAAACATTAACTTGCCAGGTGTCAATGAAACTGGTAACCAGAATACAACTGGATCAGCAGCCACTTTAACAACCGCTAGAAATATTGGTGGTGTTTCCTTTAATGGTTCAGCAAACATTGATCTGCCAGGTGTTAACACCGGTGGCAATCAAAACACTACAGGATCAGCAGCCACTTTAACAACCGCTAGAAATATTGGTGGTGTTTCCTTTGATGGTTCAGCAAACATTGATTTGCCTGGTGTTAACACTACTGGTAACCAGAACACAACCGGTTCTGCTGCAACACTGACTACTCCAAGAACAATTGCCATAAGTGGTGATTTAACTTACAACAGTGGAAATTTTGACGGTTCAGGAAACGTAACTGCTACAGGTACATTAGCAACTGTTAACTCAAATGTTGGAACATTTGGTTCAACTACAGCAATACCTGTTATTACAGTAAATGCAAAAGGTTTGGTAACTTCAGTAACAACAGATGTTATTTCAACTTCATTTAGCATTGCTGGCGGAAGTGGATCACCTGTTTCAATAGCTGGCGGCAGTACATTGACTTTGGCTGGTACAGCAAATGAAATCGAAACTACTATTTCGGCAGGTCAAGTTCAAATTGGGTTGCCAGATAATGTTACTATTGGTCAAAATCTTACTGTTAGTGGTAACCTTACTGTAAATGGTACAACTACTACAGTATCAACTACCAACACCGTAGTATCTGATCTTTTGCTTGAATTGGGTAACGGAGTTACCGGAGAGCCGTCAAGTGATGCTGGTATTATTTTTGAACGTGGAAGTGCAAATAATGCTTTCATGGGATTTGATGAATCAGAAGATAAGTTTATTGTAGGTACTGGTACTTTTACTGGTGCTTCAACTGGCAATTTATCTATTACTGTCGGCACTCTTCTTGCAAATCTTGAATCTTCTAATGTTACTATTACTGGTGGTTCTATTACTGGTATTACTGATTTAGCAGTTGCAGATGGTGGTACTGGTGCAGGTACTTTTACTACAAACGGTATTATTTTTGGTAACGGAACTAGTGCTTTAGGTGTAACTGCTGCGGGAACCGCAGGGCAAGTATTAGTTTCTGGTGGTTCTGGTTCAGCACCGTCATTTGCTAACATAGATGGTGGCACTTTTTAATTTAATTTTTTGAGAGTTTATTATGGAAAATCAAAATACAAATAACACTACTTTAATAAATGAGTATATTAATCTTTTGTCAAAAAAATATACTGATTTACTATTAGATATTATAATGCTTGAAACTAGATTAAATATAGTAGTGAAAGAAAAAGAAATTTTATATAATGAAAATGAAACGTTAAAACAAAAATTAACACTTTACACTAATAAAAGTAAAAAACAAGAAAATGTAAATGACAGCACCAACAGCAACAGTAATTAAACTAAAAAGGTCTGAGTCTGTCGGAGTAGAACCTACTACTTCGACTATAGCTCAGGGCGAAGTCGCGGTAAATATTGTTGATAAAATAATATTTATTCGTGATAGTAATGATAATATAGTAAAAGTTGCTAATTTTTCTGAACCTACTGGATTTAACTTTTTTCCGTTTCCAACAGGTGATTATGGTAATCTTTCAGCATTATCTCAAGAAACTGCATTTGGTATTCTAGTTGACATTTCATTTGATGCTAATACAACACCGAGTAATGCGCTAGCCAGTATAGACCTTGGCGGTCTTACATAAAAATTAAAGGATAAAAAAATGCCAACACAAGTACAATTGAGAAGAGGCACAACAGTACAGCATGAGTCTTTTACAGGTGCTCAAGGTGAAGTAACTGTAAATACTACCAAAAAGACTATAGTAGTGCATGATGGGTCTACTGTTGGCGGCACTGAAATTGCAAAAGCAGATTTGTCAAATGTTAGTACAATAACTGCTACAACAGCAGCTACATTGGCTACTCCAAGAAATATTGGTGGTGTTTCTTTTAACGGCTCTGCTAATATTGATTTACCTGGTGTTAACACTGCTGGTAATCAGAATACAACAGGATCTGCTGCAACACTGACTACTGCTAGAAATATCGGCGGTGTTTCATTTAATGGTTCAGCAGCAATTGATTTACCAGGTGTTAATACTACTGGTAACCAGAATACAACGGGGTCAGCAGCTACCTTAACAACTGGAAGAACAATTGCCATTACTGGTGATTTAACTTATACTAGTGGAAGTTTTGATGGTTCAGGTAACGTTACTGGTGCAGGTACATTAGCAAATACTGCGGTGACACCTGCAAGTTATACTTACGCCAATATTACTGTAGATAGTAAAGGGCGTATTACATCAGCAAGTAGTGGTACAGCACCATTAGTAAATGTTGTTGAAGATACTACTCCACAATTAGGTGGTAGTTTAGATGTCAACGGGCAAAGTATTGTTTCGGTTAGCAATGGTAACATTACATTAGCACCTAACGGTACTGGCAAGGTTATTATTAGTGGTGAATTACAAATTGATGGAACCACTACAACTATAAATTCAACCACACTCACTGTAGATGACCCAATTATTACGCTTGGGGGAGACGCAACTCCGTCTTCTGATGACAATAAGGACAGAGGTATTGAATTTCGTTATCATACCGGTAGTTCTGCTAAAAATGGATTTTTTGGTTATGATGATTCAACTGGATATTTTACATTCATACCTGATGCTACTAATACTAGTGAAGTATTTAGCGGTACAAAGGGTGATTTTGAAGCAACTAATTTCCGTGGAGCATTGATAGGCAATGCCAGTACTGCTTCAACACTAGAAACTGCTAGAACGATTGGTGGTGTTTCTTTTAATGGATCTGCTAATATCAACTTGCCTGGTGTCAATGAAGCTGGTACTCAGAATACAACCGGTTCTGCTGCAACACTGACTACTGCTAGAAATATTGGTGGTGTAAGTTTCAATGGTTCAGCAAACATTGATTTACCTGGTGTTAACACTACCGGTAACCAGAATACAACAGGATCTGCTGCAACACTGACTACTGCTAGAAATATTGGCGGTGTTTCATTTAATGGTTCAGCAAACATTGATTTACCTGGTGTTAACACTGCTGGTAATCAAAATACAACGGGAACTGCTGCTACTGTAACAACTGCGGCTCAACCTAATATTACCAGTGTTGGTACATTGACAACATTGAATGTTAGCGGTGTAATCACCGGCGGTACCGTAGGTAATATAATTCCATTTTATTTTGATAATCAAGCAGCTTTCCCAAATGCTACTACATATCACGGTGCTCTAGCACACAGTCACGCTGATGGTAAAATATTTTTTGCACATGCAGGAGGATGGGTTCCATTAGCTAATCAAACACTGACAGCCGCAACAGGACTTCCATTGTCTACTGGTGTGACAGGTACTTTACCTGTTGCCAACGGAGGCACAGGCATAACGTCTTTCGGCACAGGCATAGAAACTTTTCTTGGCACACCGTCATCGGCTAACTTAGCTGCTGCCGTTACTGACGAAACAGGCACTGGGGCTTTGGTATTTGCTAATAGTCCAACATTAGTTACGCCTGCCCTGGGAACACCGTCTAGCGGGACACTAACAAATGCAACTGGTTTACCACTAACAACTGGTGTGACGGGTACTTTACCTGTTGCCAACGGTGGTACTGGTTTAACCACACTGACTGCTAATAACGTAATTATTGGTAACGGAACCTCGTCAGTCAACTTTGTAGCACCAGGTTCAAATGGCAATGTATTGACAAGTAATGGTACAACATGGACATCTGCTGCTCCTAGCGGCGGCGGTGGTGGCGGTGGACTTGAATATGTCGTAAAAACTGCCAATTATACAACTTCTGATTTAGAAGGTGTTTTAGCAGACACTTCAGGTGGAGCATTTACAGTAACATTGCCTGCTACACCAGCCACAGGTGCTCAGGTTGTAATAGCAGATTCTGGTAATGCTTGGGGAACCAATAATCTTACAATTGCCAGAAACGGTTCAACTATTGCGAATGCCGCTGAAAATTTAGTTTGTAATATCACTGGTGTGAGTGTGCAACTTGTTTATGATGGCACAACATGGGAAGTTTATACCCAATTAGGTGCTGGCGGTGGCTCAGAAGTTACTTTAGCAGGTACACAAACTCTTACAAATAAGACACTTACCAGTCCGACACTAACAGCACCTGCTCTTGGTACTCCAGCATCTGGTACTTTAACTAATACAACGGGTCTTCCAATTTCTACTGGTGTTTCTGGTCTTGGTGCTGGTGTTGCCACATTCTTGGCGACTCCTAGTTCAGCAAATTTAATCTCAGCAATCACAGATGAAACAGGAACTGGCGCTCTTGTATTTGCAAACAGCCCAACGCTTGTAACACCAGCACTTGGTACACCATCTTCTGGTACGTTGTCAGGCTGTACTGTAGACGGCACAGATGCAGTGGGCTTTAGGAATATCCCGCAAAACTCTCAGTCTGCGGCGTACACTCTTGTTTTAGATGACGCTGGCAAGCACATATTTCACCCAGTTGGCGACAACAACGCACGGACGTTTACGATCCCGGCTAACAGTTCAGTAGCCTACCCTATCGGTACGACTATTACGTTCATCAACATGGCGGTAGCGAATGTCACGATTGCAATAACGTCTGACACACTAACTTTGTCATCGGCTGGTACAACAGGTTCACGAACCTTGGCTACAAATGGTTCGGCAACTTGCATCAAGATTACTTCTACCCAGTGGCTTATCTCAGGGAGTGGTTTAACATGAGTAGTGTTAGTCAAGTGGTTTTTATGAACCAGAGGTCGTTTAGTCTTCCAGAGCCTGCAATAGGGGACGCCTATCAAGGTGGGTTCTACGCTGGACTATTTTCGGTGAATGCTAACGGCGTTGCTACGCACCGCTTAGTTGTTGCATCGAAATCTGTTGGAGAGTTCTACGGAGCATGGTCCCCAGGCCTGGCTACTAGTAATGGTACTAGCGAGTTTAACGGAGCGTCTAATACTGCCGCCATGGTAGCAATCTCATCCCCCCTTGGTACTTCCTGCTCAAACTTGGTCGCCGGGGGCTATGACGACTGGTACATGCCCGCGAAGAAGGAAATGGAACAACTCTACTTCTACTTTAAGCCGGACACTAACCAAAATAATACTGGCAAAGGTGGTAATGGCTACGCAGTACCGCAGCGTTCAAATTATACATCGTCTGTACCCCCGCGAACCCCACTATCTGCATGGCAAGCGGCCGGTGATGGCAGCGGCGGCGCTCAGTTTTTTAACAGGGGTACTGACGGGTCGTCAGCACCGTTCTACTGGGATAGTACGGAAGCTTCCAGTAGTAAAGCATTTAGGCGGGAAATGCGAACCGGATACTACGCAGACAGTTACGGTGCCCGCGGGGCATTCAAAAACTACCAAGGGAATGCCCGCGCCATTCGTAAAGTCGCAATTTAATTTTGAGGGTCAATGATGTACATATGTGTAACCGAAGTAGACGCAGTAACTAAAATACCCTGCACCGTAGAGCCGCAGCGCACAGGGCCATCAATGCCCAATGTTAAGGGGCTGACATACAGTTGGAGTGATCAATCAACATGGCCTGTCAGCACTGATTTAACGGGTACATACCTTCGCGCGCCTAAGTACTACTGTACCTGTGATGATGACGCCGACACCGATGTCGCTGGAGTGTTAGAAGTGCTGACCGAGCAAGACTGGCTTGAGCATAAACAGGCAGAACTTGAGGCGCGTAGACCCTACCCGTCATGGATTATGCAACTGGACACCATGAGTTGGACACCACCCGTACCAAGACCCGCTGATGCAATTATGAACGGCGGTAATGTTGCGTATCAATGGGACGAAGAAACGGTTAACTGGGTCCCAATGGAAAACCAAGCGTGAAAGAGCTTTTCTTTATATCAGGTCTGCCTAGATCAGGCTCTACACTTCTGTCAGCTATCTTGCGGCAGAACCCTGACTTCTATGCGGACATATCCTCTCCGGTTCGAGGTTTGGTGGCATCAACCATCAACGGCATTACTGAAAGCGAGAGCAACCACCTGATTGATGAGCCGCGCAGGAAGCACATTTTACGCGCATTAGTGCAATCCTATTATGACGCAGTTACGCCCAAGACCGTATTTGATACAAGCCGAGGCTGGACGGCCAAAACCTCCCTGTTAAAAGAACTGTACCCGCAGACCAAGATCATTTGCTGTGTGCGCGACTTACCGTGGATACTGGATAGCTTTGAACGCATTGCTGCTAAGAACTCGTTATATAATGCTACCTTAACTGATGATGAGGCACGACAGACCGTCACCACACGCTGCGATGCGCTGATGGACGTTAAAAAAGAGGGTCAGGTGGTTAAGCCGTACTACTTTCTTGAAGAGGGTCTGCTACTCAACCCCGACATGATTATGCTGGTAGAGTACGAGTCATTGTGCAAAACGCCTGAGGGTGTCATGCGCGAGATTTACCAGTTTATTGGTAAGCCATACTTTGACCACGACTTTGATAACGTGGAGTACGAAAACGAGGTGTTTGACAGGGCGCTGAACATGAAGAGCCTGCACACCGTAAGGCGCAAGGTAACGTGGGAAGAGCGACCCACCATACTGCCAAGATCAGTCTGGGAGAAGTATGCGGGTAAAGAGTTCTGGCGTGTTCCAGCAGAGCCAGAGCTTGATTTTGCAGTGAAGACGGACTACATTTTTGTTCGGTAACGGCTCGTCATCATGATTACAGCAACTAATATGATAATTAACTGTTATAAATAGAATAAAGACAATTAAATTTAACTAGGTAAAATCGTGACTACATTAACTGACATTGTTGCTCCAGGCAATATTTTAACAGCATCAAATACTGCTACTTTAACTAATAAAACAATTAGTGGAGCAAACAACACTTTAACTGTTCGAATGGCAAGTGATGTTTCTGGTACTTTGCCAATAGCCAACGGCGGCACAGGACTCACGGCTCTTGGTACTGCTGGTCAAGTGCTTACTGTTAACGCAGGTGCTACCGCATTGGAGTTTGCCTCTGGTGGCGGTGGCGCTGGTAACGTTACATTAGATGGGGTTGAGACACTAACTAATAAGACTCTGACCGCACCAATTCTTGGTACGCCAACGTCAGTGACTCTCACAAATGCAACTGGTTTACCTACTGCCGGATTGTTAGATGATGCCGTTACATATGCCAAAATTCAAAACGTCACCACAGCAAGATTGCTAGGTAGGGCTACTGCCGAGAGTGGTAGTGTTGAGGAAATTACCCTCGGCACGAATCTTTCATTCACCGGCACAACACTAAACGCAGCAGGCGGTGGCAGTAGTTTAGTTACTATTTACGCAAGTGTCGCAAATTTACCTTCAAGTAACATATCTGCCGGTCAGTTAGCTTTTGTAACTGATGTTGGTAGACTGTTCATATACAACGCTGCCGGTGCTTGGATAAATACTGCGCCTTCTACTAAGAACTTCTTCTACTTAATACAATCAGGTTCTTTTTCAGGACCTATAACTGGGACAGTAGAGTACGTACCGCTGTCTACTATCGTGCTTAGGTCGTTGGAAGCAAGTCTCCCCACAGCGTCTGGTACAAACATCGTTATTGCGGTGCAGAAAAATGGAAGTCTGTTACAAGAATTTACTCTAACAGCAGGCAATATTCTTTTAGAAGCAGACTTTACGAATAACAGCATTACTACAAGCGATGATATTACACTGAATATAGTTAGCGGTTCGGGAACAGACCTTGCGGTAAGATTTATATATACTTAAAATTTGGTACTATAATATCCACAAATGTAGTAGATTAAAAACATATATAGTACATAGCAATAAAAAACATTTAATATAAAATGTCTGTGTTGAATGCATAAAAAAAGAATTTACTAAAATTTATATAAGGAAAGGTGCTTTAAAATGGCTGTTACTGTAACTACAAACACACTTAGCACAAATGCTAAATACTTGAACGTAAGTGGATCAACCGCAAATGCGGACGCCAAAACCGTCATTCTCGCAATGGCTAATGCGTTAATAGCATTAGGATGGAGCCGATACGACACCGCAGGAGAAACTGCGGTAATAGGGACAGACGCTAACGCAGGAGTAATACTGCGCCGCGCTTGTTACGACCAGGCTACATCTGGCCATTATAATTATCTTGGACTGCGGTTAGTAGGCACATCAGATACCACATATACGTTCCATCTAATCCAAGCAGCAGGTTGGACAGGAACTTCGTCTATGTCAAGTTTTGTCAGTGCCGCGAATCTTAGTCCAGTTTATTACACACCTAACACTACGGGCAATACAAGATTCTTGAATTTTGCACAAGGTGGTACAATCTGGCTTTTTGACGGCCCGAAAACTCTATTGATAACATCACAATCAGGAAGTTCACTCACTAAGAGTGTCGAACAAACTTGGATTGTCGGAGAATACAAAAAAGAATTTGGCGAGAATGTCAACAGTGCTACAGGGTATATTCATAATGGAGTGTTTACCAACGACCGAGCATTTTTAGATGGTGCTGGTGTTACTTCAAACACAACAACTAATACCGATGTTCTCACAAGTGTCAGTGGGTTTTATACCGGCCAGACATCAAGTCAATCTCAAGCATATATGTTTTCTAGAATAAGCAAAAACAACTCCACTGGCAGTCAAACCGGGTCTTACAACCCAAACAGTTCGCAGGGGCAAACTGTAAGAACGGGCACAGGTGTAGCCTTACCGCAGTTCGGT